GTGAACTTCCTAACCTGGCAGGTAAATTTGTTATAGTAGGAGTGAGTGCTGAAGGTGTTGTTAATCCTGTTCCAACGCCTAGAGGTAACTTGTATCCACAGCAAATACAGGGCCATATGCTACAAAATTTTATAGATGGCTCAAATATACAGCGAAATGAATTAAGTGCTTTATATGAGCTCTTAGGAGCATTGTTGGGCATGATTTTGATTGCTTTCGTGGTGTATAAAGCACCAATATGGGCAAGTATGCCAATTTCTATGGGAATTTTGGGTAGTATTACATATTATTCTGTGTATTCTTACACCACTAATTTGGTATTATTTGATGCAACTTTTCCTGTTTTAGCCGGCTTTTTGATTTTTACACAGGCAAGTTTCAACAACTTTTGGGTACAATTTAAGTTGCGTGAACAAATTAAAAAGCAATTTGAACATTATCTTGCACCTGCAATGGTTAAAAAATTACAAAAGAATCCAGAACTGTTACAGTTAGGCGGCGAAACAAAAACAATGACTTACTTATTTTCGGATATACGTGGCTTTACACCTATATCAGAACAATTTAAATCAGATCCACAAGGCTTAGGAAAACTCATAAACAAATATATGACACCTATGACGGATCTTGTAATGGAAAATGAAGGTACTATAGATAAGTATATCGGTGATGCGTTAATGGCAATTTGGGGTGCTCCTATAGACACAGAAGACCATGCTCAAAGAGCCGTTGAAACAGCACAGGCAATGGAGCCAGCATTAGAACAATTAAATAAAGGATTACGAAATGAAGGACTTATTGAACTCAATATTGGAATCGGCATCAACACAGGCGATGCCGTTGTTGGAAACATGGGATCAGACCAAAGATTCGACTATACGGTATTGGGCGATTCCGTTAATTTGGCGGCACGGTTAGAAGCACAAACTAAAGAGTATGGAGTATTCTTTATGTTTACAGAACACACCTTAGTGCAACTGTCAAAAATAAATGGATACAGAGTATTATTAGACAAAATTGCAGTTAAAGGACAATCACAACCTGTAAAAATATACACTATATTACAGGATCACAAATACGGTAGGACAGTTGAACGCATGGTTGATTATTATCAAGACAGGCTATGGAGTGATTGTGCTCATCAAATTAAAATTATGAAAGAGCATGGTTGGAACGATACACTTGCTGATTTATATGCAGAAAGAATCTCTCGCCCAATGCCTCAAGGCGAATGGGACGGTGTTGATAGAAAAACTTCTAAATAATTATCTTGGACGCCAAGTCTTTACCTTTGTAAATAAATTAGCATAGTCCAGTAAATCGGACCTTAATGTCTTTAGATGTGTTATTTCTATAGGCAATGGGATATTTCCTGCCTCATATAAAGGACTATAAAAATTTATTATTTTGTCAACTTTTTTCCTATCACCTATAATATCTTTCATTATTCTATGATGCCATTCATTGCTTGTAACAATATCTAATAGCCAGCCATGGTGCTCATCGTGGTCATTATATCTCTTAATCATTTCTTTGACTTCGTAATATATTGCTCTTACTGGATTAATATTTGCTCTATAATTTTTCATCACAGCGGGGTATGACCAATGCTCTTGACGAGTGTATTGGTTTCTTACAAAACCTCTGTATTCATTTAACAAACTTTTTTGTAGACCGTCTGCACTTTGCCTTAGTTCTACATTATAAACATCTATTAATTTATCTGCTAATTTTTTATGTTTTGCAGAAAAATCATTGTAGTTATCTTTCAGATCCAAAATTGTAAATGTCCCATCTAAAAAGGAACTTGGTATTACTTTGTTGCGTCTGAATTTGTTTAGTTCTGTTGTCAGCCGAATAGAGTCTATGTTAATTACATCTCTAGACATGCTGTTATTTATTTAGAATTAATATTAAGGATAGTATGTAGTTTACTTGTGCCTTTATTTCTACCAAGTGTACTTTTTGCACCATCGTGTAATGGCTTAGGCCATTGACCAATGCTCACCCATGCATACCCGGCACTTTCATCATTGAGTGTTGGAATGAATTCTTTATCTGTGACATACACAAAACTATAATACATAAAATTTTTATCATTACTTTGATAAACATCGATAGGATTTAATTTTGTCAATTCAGGAATGATTCCTATTTCTTCTGAAAGTTCTCGACGAATACATTCATATGGAGTTTCTCCTTGTTCCATCATTCCTCCCCAAAACCCCCAAGAATTTTTATGTCTTTTATCGCTGTTTCTTAATTGGAATAAACACCTGCCTGTGTCTTTAGATAAAAATAAAACTCCAGCGGCACTAACACCTTTGTGCTTTCGAACATTTGTTAAAGGATTTAAAGTTTCGAGAATACTTTTTTGTTCTACACGTTCAGACGCCAGAAGCCCGGGTTGTACTTGCCTTCGTAAGTGCTTGTCCATTGTTGTTTTTCCCATTTAAATTGTTTGTTTGTGTATAAATTTTTAACATACTGAACACTATCTTGATTTACAGTTGTAGAAGAATCAAACGACACTACCCATCCAGTTCCATTGTATTCAATGATGTCATCTGCTTCTGCACTAATGCCCCATTGATTACCTCTTATTTCTGACGTAAGTAAATATCTTTGCCCAGTTGCCGCGGCATCTAATACACCGTCACCTGGATAATTTGTAGAACCATCTACTATTCTTGTTATATCATTTAATGTTTCTGTAGGCAATGTATCAGCATCTAAATTAAAAATTAATTTACCAGAGTCTAATACATTTCTTGAAACTGTGCCTGACAGTAAACTTGTAGTGTTATCTACATCATTAGAAATATTTAATTGTAATGAACTACCAGTTGTAAGCGGAATATCATCTATGCTTATAGACGAATTGCTTAATGTACCGCCACTGCCTTGTGGTGCAAGAACTTCTAATAAATCATTCCAGTTTGCTTTGACTGTACCATTATCTTTATAAAGTGTTGCTTCAGTGCCCACAACTTCTACTTGATAGTTGTTAGGTGAAATAGTGTGTAATTCAAAATCAGCATCTAATGTTCTAAAGAAATCATATACGTCTTCGTCATAACCTAAATTTGCTACACTATTGGTATCGTATATATTTGTAATGATTGTGTTAATAATTTTTTGTCGTTTAACTTTTGCTGGAGGACTTACCCATATAGGCAATAAGAATGTTAATGTTGCAACGTCAATAGTTTCATCTACTCCTGCAGGAACACTTCTATTACTCCATTGTATATCTGTTAATTCTACTTCGTATAAACTTGTCCAATCTAGTGGATTGTTATTTTGTTGAAGTTGAATAGCAGGGTTAAACAATATTAAAACTTGTTCTAATAACTGTAATTTTTGGTCAGTATTACCTGTCCATATATCAACATTCATTGTTAAATTATATGGAACAGGCATGTATCTGTCTGTAGTGTATAAATTTCCTGGGAAGGACTGAGCATCTGCATCAGTTTTGTATTGGTTGGTACTGCTATCAAATTGTCTTTCTGCTACTTGAACTTTACCAACTAGCATAGGATCTTGAGTTCTATCTCTAGCAATTAACAAACTTTGTATACTGCAAGATATAAATGGTGTGCTGTTTACTAAATTTTCACTGCCTTTAGTAAGAATATGAGCAACCATTCTTTGCATATCAGCATATCTAACTGGTACTTTATTGTAGTATGTAGACCCATCTCTTACACCTTCGCTTACTTTAAATCCGCTAAAGATTCTCATAAACTGAAGCAAGTATCGTCTAAGTTGTGCATCATACCAGTAATCTAAATTCTGACTCATATTAATCTGCCTTTGGCTTTACTGCCTTACTCATGTTTGTTTTTTCTGCTTTAGTTGTTCCATCTGTATTGATAGTTATATTATCGTTATTAACAAATGATGTAAGTAATTTATTGGCGGCACTCCAAACTTTTTTGTTATCATCACTGATACGTTTCCAAGTACTTCCAACTTTCTTAAACAATCTATTAGGTTCAAAGTCTGTTCTCAAGTAATATTCTCCATCATTTGCATCAAGTGGCATACTGTCACCACTACCAACAATACTAATTCCATTAGGCGGTTCTCCATCACCAGGGAAATATACACCTGGTTTATCTTCCGATTCAGGATCAACATACAAATGTCCACCTTCGTAATATCCAGCATCATACGAAACTTCTGAATTTGCTAACTCAACAACTTTGTCGCTGATAGAAATTTCTGTACTGTAAGTACTGAGTATGTTTCTTAAGTCATCTGTTTGCTCACCAGTACCAAG